CTGTGTTAGTAAAATTAGCCATTGCCTCTGCCGTAGAAATGAAAGCGCTCTCTGGCAAATCTTTTACAAAATCTAAAACTGAACCAGCAAAGCTAGTTTTAGCCTCTTCAATTTCTTTACCTTGTTTAAGTTTAGTGATTGGCTCAATGCCATCAACTTTTTTTTCGCCAAGTAATTCGTAAGGATCAATATTATTATCTCTAAATAATTTTAACTCAGGTGAAGAGTATTTTTGTTCTTCATCTTTAAACGGAATATAAAAGTCCGTAATGTAGTCAAACTCAGAAAATTCATTATCTTCAAAATCTAAAATCTTTTCGTTCATTAATTTGTAGGTGTTAAGTTTTGAGTATTAATAGGATCAAGCACTGTATTATTTTCAAAAAATCCAAAGTCTTTAAATTTAGGATTGCTGCTATTAGAACTCTCTATAACTTTTCTTACGTTATAAACTTCTTCCATAACACTAAGACTAGCTAAATCCTTTTTCAAATCATCAATGTTAATCTTGTTTGCTTTGTATTGTGCAGCAACTTGATTACGCCATCCGTTAAATATGTCAGCAGATGTTTGACCGTCAGACATTTGTTTAGATGGTTTAGAAATCTGTATAGATGTCACTTGAGATACATCATAGATCGTAGGTACTTTCTTTCTGTCTAACAAATATGTTTTCATCATTTTGTTAAACGCTTTCTCAGGTGAAAGACCATCAGCAACATATTCATTATATAATCTGCCGCCTACTGTTCTAAACAATTGTTCTCTTTTAGCGTCTGTTCGATTATCAGCTAAAGCAACATTATCAACTTTACCTAAAATATTATCGATTAACTCACCGTAATATTTAAAGTTTTCAAATTCTTCTCTGTCTTTATTTTTATCTATAATAGATGAAATAGTTTTAACGTCTTTAATCCCAATGGAGCTTAAGTATTCTGTATCAAGATGAACTAATCTATTTAATCTATCTAGGTCCTCAACTGTTTCAGCCATATATAGCTGCGAGTTAATTATTTTATATAACTCATCATCAGTTTGTTTGCCTTTCGGATCTTTATAAAATCTTAATAAAGCACTGTATTGAGCTGAATTAATTTTATTATCTTTTCTTAAGTCGTTTAGAAAATCTAAAGTAGGAATATTTCCTAAAGTTTCTGGTGTATCGTCATTATTTATTCTGACCATCAACTCAGTAAAGGTAGCAATTTTATTATCCTCGTCCGCTCTGTTTATATATTCTTCTCTCTTAACATTAAACGCTACGTCGCTTGCGAGTTTCTCTCTTGCTTTCTTTAATACTTGAGCTGCTTTTTCTTTTCCTAATTTCTTCTCAACCTCTTCATAATTATTAATAACGTATCGAGGATGGTTTTTAGTTCCAAATTCTACTCTAGCCTCAAAGATATTTAAGTCTGTATCTTTCTTTAACTGTTCCCATTCATCCTTAGTATAAACATTTGCATTAGCAGGATTATTAAAGAAACTTGTTTTTTTATCTCTAGCTTGCGATGCAGTTTGAATATCTGAGCTAGCACTATTTAAAATAATATCTTGTAAACTTTCTTTATGAAATCTTTTAACATCAGCAATATGGTTTTTAGTGACTGTACCAGCTATCTTTACATATTCTGAATTACGTTGTTTAGCGTGCCAAAGTTTAAATAGCTGCTGAACTTTTATATTTTCTTGTTTATATAAATCTTCAAATTGATCTAGCTTTGTTTTCTTATCAAATAAATCTACGGCAAACTGTAAGTCTGAATTTTTAGAAACACCAGCAGATACACTTTCAATTCTAACAATGGCATCTTTAACGATTTCATTTAATCTAATTTCATCGTTTAAATCTTTTTGTTTCTTAGCAACCTTTTCAACTTGTTTTCCAATTTCACCAAAACCTTCACCAACTACTTGAGCTAAAGAAAGTGGTAAAGCAAGATTACTTGTTGGTGTTGCTGCGCCTACGTTAGCTTGAAGTTGAGATTGAGGAATAGTTATCTTTGCCATATTCTTATGCCGTTAATATTGAACCTGAGCTATAGTAATTGCCGCCCATAGTTGCTAAACCTTTAATCGTTTCAGTTCTTGCAGTAAGTTGACCTTTATACAATTCACCTCGACCTTGACCTTCAAGTAATAAGCTTTGATTAATTCCATCAAAGTAAGCTTGTTTAGAATTATAATCTGCAATAGCTAAATCAGTTGCTTGATTAACTTCACTCTCAAGCATTACAAAGTAAGGAGTAGTATCTGATCTAACTTCAACACCTGATTTAAGTAAACTTACAAATAGAAAATCTAATTCAGCCTCTTGTTTTTTTAATAATCTTGGTCGATCAATGTTATCGTAAACTGCTTTAGCTTGTTTTGTTTTAGCAGCTTGCAGCTTAGCTTGTTGTTGATAGACAGAATTGTTGTAAGCACCAATCTTTTTAGCAGCATCTGCTGCAGCGAAATTTCCTATAAAACTCATAAATATACTTTTGCCATCCTGTAATAATCTGTTTTGTCAGGTCCATAACCACGCATAAGACCTTCGTTCTTTAATCCTAAAAATTCTGCAAATCTTAAACCTAATTTAAAATTAGCTTTGACTGTTGTTTGTAATCGCCAAATTTTATTATTTGCACAAAGTAAATCTGTTCTTTGTTTAATTAATCTTGCTGCTTTAATTTTAATTTCAAATATTCTTTTGCTTGAAATAACCCAGCCTTCGCATACTCCATTCCATAAAGGATAGATCCCACCGCTAACAATAGGAATATCATTATGTAATAAAGTGAATGCCATACCAGCCACTGCAGCATCGATACGATTTTCTTCATAACTTGCGTCTAAATCCATAAGCTTATCATTAAGACCAAAGGCGATCATTGAACTGCCGTGATCTCGTTGATAAGGAATTACTTTGTAATTATCCATCAGAGGTGACTACAGTTGGATAGATTGCCAATACCGACAAAGGTAATGGCTGATCTTGTTTTATATAAATAAATCCGTCCGTGTTATAGTCGTCTCTAAATTCTATTTCTTTGTCACCTGCTAATAATGTTTCAACAGGATTACTTAATAAGCTTGATGTTGTTCTAAATGGAATTGTTTCTAATTCTGTAAGTGAAGGACCAACTTTAGCTCCAACTGTTTCAAATAATCTAAGAACAACTTTTGAAATTCTTTTTGTTTTACCTTGCGATGTTCCTTCTGCAGCGCCGCCTTCGATACGCATTGTTTGTAAAACACTATCGTAAGCTAGTCCTACAACTGCTTTAGTTGTGGATCTGTCTAAAGATATTTGACCACTCGATACAACCTTGTCGGCGTGTGTTGCACCGTCCGCTAGGACAGAAACGGTTTGACCTTCCAAGTGAGCTAATCCCGATAGTGTCGTTGTTGCCGATCCTGAATACGTAAGATGACTATCTAAAAATCTAAAGTCTGTTGCATCTGTTTCATCAAAATCAAAATTAGCAAAACATTCAACATATCTTTTAGTAGCTCCGTTTATTGTTCTTTTAACAATAACCCAAAGCTCATCTTCCGTTAAAGTTCCTGAGATTACTGCAGCCGTTTCACAAACTGCATTACCACTTCCAAAAGATCCTCCGAATATATGTCGATGCCAAGCAACAACATTTTCTGATCGTTGGTAAGTTAAACCAGCTAACACTCCATCGTCTCTGACACACCATAAAATACTGTCAGGCTCTTGTTGAAAGACCATTTCATTTATTCCTGACTTAGTGACAATATCATTTAAGATTGTCAAATCAGGCGCAACATATCCGTCAACATCAAAGTTATAACTTAATTCTCTAATTTTTCTTTTTGCTTTTTGTAAAAACAAAACTGAATTACCTGCAGGAATAGCGTCAACATCTGCAGTACCATAAGAACTTTGTTTTTTAATTGTAATGTTTGTTGGTGTAATAGCAGCATCTGTTCCATCTGCTGATACTGTAAACTCACCACCTGTTGTTCCAACAATTAAAGTTCTTGTAGCTTTTAAATATCTAACTCTGTTTACTTGGTTTGACGCAATTGTATAAACCATTGCATCATCTGCGTTAGTTCCTGTTGTCATATTCTCATAGTCACCTGACTTAGAGAAAAATAAAGTTTGCGGCTCTATATCTGTGCCAGCAAAAACTAATCGTTGTTCAAAAAATGATACGCAAGATGGATGTCCTTGAGTATCTGAAAAAGCACCAAAGCTCCATTCAGTCGTTGAAGTCGTATTATCAAAGTCATCTTTAACCTCTGCAGTCACATCAGTATCTGATATGAAAGCAGTTATCTTTGCATAACCGTTTGAAAATTTAATTAATCTATCTACATCAGTAGCCGCAAAAGCACTTCCTGATGCAGCAATGTTAATTGCTGATCCTGTTGTTGCCGACGGCGTCATTGAAATAGCAGTAGTATTTTGAACTAAATAAGGTCCATCAGTAAATTCAATTGGATCTAAAGTCCAAGATGTGTGACCTGTTCTACTTAATTTTCTTACCGCGTGATTAGGATGACAGATATACATAACGTCTGCTGACTGAGCAAACTTGATCTCAAATAATTCTGCCTCTAAGTATGGTGCAGATATTTCATAAGCTGAACCACCAGAAAGTATCTGACCTTTATCTTTATAAAATCTAATGTATTGATTGCCAAATTCTAAAACGTAAGTTTGCGTTGTAGAAAATTCAAAAGGTATTAATCTTGTTTTCTTTGTACTGTCTTTAACTTCTGCAATAAATTGAGTGCCAACTCTTCGTGTAGCAGCACCTTGCGGATGAATTAAAAAATTTTGTAATGTCTTTGCACCTGTATTGTATTTAGCAAAGTCAGTTCTGCCATCTAATTTAGATCCTAACTCACCTGATACAAAACTTGTTAATGCAAGAGTTGTTCTAGGCATTATAACCTCGCATCAGTAAATTCGTTGCTCTCTATCGTTCCTAATGAATTTTCTGTAGCGTCAACAAATCTAGCCTCTCTTAATCTTTCATCTGCAGTAGTTAAATAATTATTAGCTAGTGTTGCATTGTTTGTGACCGCATAAGCTATGTCTGCAGCTAAACCTGCACTGATAGCCTCTTGTAAATAACTATCGTAATTATTCGGATCAGTATCTAGTGCAATGTAAACAAGGTAAACTGTTCCTTCATTTGTTTTAATTTTTCTACTTTCAACTTTGTAATCAATATCACTTTCAATACTATCAGTGACGCCTGTATGAATTTTTAAAACTCTTAAGCAATCACTTGGTAAAGTATATTGGTAAGAATATTCAACAACAGGTGCTGAACTATCTTGAGCTAATTGAACTCTTTTAGTTAAACAATTCCAAGCGTGTGATCTAAAGATCCTATTTCTAACAGGCTCATATCTTTGATTACAAAGACGAGCATTTTTACTGTCATCTGTTAATGCTGTGATTGTTGATGCTCCTAATAAATTTAAAGCTGAATTACATATATCTACTACACTTGCCATTTTTTATTTTCCTCACAATAAACTTTTAAAGTAAACGGAATGCCAATTTTGACTAATCCGTCATATAAATCTTGTCCTATCCATTCGCTTTCTTCTGCGCATTTTTTGTAGGATTTATAAATTTTTTTTTCTTTTTGTTCGTATTCCATACATTCAAAGTACGGCGAGCAAATAACTGCTATAATAATAAATGA